TTAGGACACAGCCCTTTCAAGGCTATAACAGGAGTTCGAGTCTCCTTGGGGGCACACTGATGTAGCCATAGTATTGGCAGAAGATGGATCGAGAGATCCATCTTTTTCGTTAATAGGCAGCTTATATTCGATCATTATCCGGAGGGTTTTCCCTTCTCTTTCGACCATTACCTTATCAACCAAACCTCTTAGGATGGTCCGTTTCATCTGAGTGCTGCCAAGCCTAAGCGCTTCGATGATGCCTGGCAGAGATCCTGTGATCGCCTGAAGATTGTATTCTCTTTGACGGCTGGAATTTTCCACAGCGGCGATCTTTGCTTTGACCTCTGATCTTTCCAATTCCAACCTGGTGAGTTCATCGATCAGGGTAGTAGGGGGATTTTCACGGCCGGCAATGGCGTTGGTAATATTCTTTATCTTCCGGTTGATCTGGTCCAGGGCACTGGAAAGAGATTCGATCTGGATCCCGGCCTCATTCGATATTTTATCTTTAATACTTTTATAGTGGTTCACATGGGCGGCCATGTTTTCTTCTGTGAGAACATCCTCAATAAGGTAATTGACAACCTGGTCCTCGATGATCTCTTTTGGGATCCTCAAAGCCTTGCAGTCACGGCTGCGCACACGGCGGGAGCATATATAGAATTGATATGGTGGCTTATCCTTGAAGACAGCCGAATCCCCATGCATTGGGCTGCCACAGGTACAGTATAGATATCCGGATAGCAAGAAGGATGACCTTGCCCGCCGTGGATGATCGACACTCGTTGATCTCATGTGATCCCTTCCATTTCCCTCACGCTGAGCTGCCTGCCAGATATCCTTCTCAACGATCGGTTCACAGTAATTTTCTATGACTTGATCGCCAAAAACAAGAGTACCAGTATAAATACGGTTTGAGAAGAAGGTGTGATAGCTGTTGATCGAAGAATAGAAATGCAGGTCTTTATGGATCTCTCCCAGGGTGCTGCCCTTTGCCCGCATCTGAAACGCCGTGCGAATGATCTCAGCTTTGGTTTCATCCGGGACCCAGCGGCTTACCAGATGATCCCGGCCATCGCGGCGCTTGCCGATATTGAGGGTTTCTCGCTTGAAGCCGAATGGAGGCGTGCCTGGGATGGCGCCAAAGTTCTTTAGATTATGCTGAAGGCCGCGCTTGACATCGGTACGCATGTCTTCGATGAAGCGGGCATTCATCCAGTCGACTGCAGCTTCGAAGAAGCGGCCGTTGATGCCCTCCGGGATAGTGTCTTTAAGCGAATGAATGATGAAGCCACGCCGGCGGAGATCGGCCTTGTAGAATTGGGCGTCATCCATGTTACGGGCAAAGCGGGAAAATTTCCAGACCACCAGGCCGGCATCGGTGCAATCTGGATCGCGGAAGTGGGCGATCATTTCGCTGAAGGAAGTGCGGCCAACGGTGGATGAGCCTGGTGCGGCCAGGTCTTTGAATAGGCTGGTAAGCACCAGGTTGTTTTCAGTGCACCAGGTGCGAAGGGCTTGCTCTTGCTGTTCGACCGATAGATCCTGTTCGTCACCCCCGGAGTCTCGAAGATAGGCGGCGACCGGCGAACCGGAGGGGAAGGGGGAGGTCATTTATCTGATGGATCTCTTTCTGATAACGTGATTTTCCGGATAAGCTCTTTTGTCTTTTTCTTCTCTTCGAGGACCGCGCTGATCAGTCCGTGGTCCATGTTGTAAGTTCCTTCGATGTTATTAGCGCCGCACATCTTAACGATCATGTCGGCCAGTTCGTAGTCATCCAATTCGAAAAAGTAACGCTGCCGCTTATCATTATTAGCCATATTTCTCCTAAAATCCTTCTGTTCGGATAACTGCGGTTATACGAACAGGAAGAACGGTCAAAACGGGCTTTACGGAGCTTTTATAGCGCTTCTTCATATATTAATTGACGTATTTATACTAACTTTCAGCCGGTGTGGTGATGAACCCACCGATAGCGGCCATGATGGCGCCGATGACGCAGATGTAGAGACCTTCACCGGTTTGCACAACAACATATTCAATTGATGCTGCTGAAGCCAATTGGCTCACGTTTCTAATATCGATGAATGAGATGATCACGCCAACGATACCCACCGCACCGATCAGGATGGAATAGGGTCTGCCGAGTTGGGCTTTGGTTGCCAGGGCAGCCAGGAAGATAAGGCCGCCGATGATCGCCAGGATGATACCATCGCCATCCATGCCGTTGATGGTAATGGCGCCCAGAAGACCGGAGAGGATCTTTGCCCAGGGAAGGAAAGAGCCGATCACGAGACAGAGCCCACCCAGCAGGCATAGGATGCGGCCGGTGACCCATCGTTCGGTGGTGGCTTGGGTTTTTTTCAGATCGGTTAACTCAGATAAGGGCTTAAGCGGTTTATTGATCTGAAGCGGTTCGGTGGAATCGGCGACGAAAGAGTGACCGCATTCCGGGCAGGCCATGACATCAGCCATGATGGTGGAGCTGCATTGCGGACAGACCTTGGTCGGTTTGAGCTTGGGCGCCGGATCGTCCGGTTTGGGAGCCGGTTTTTTTGGTTTGCTGATATCGATCGGTTCCGTGGAATCTTCGATGAAAGAATAGCGGCATACCGGGCAGGAAACGGCATCCACCATGACGTTGGCACTGCAGTTAGGGCAGATCTTCATTTTTATTCCCTCCATTTTTCCATATTCCGATCAGGTTATCTATGGTATCCGGTTCGGTCCATTCGATGGCATTTAGCCAGATGACCGGTATACCGAATACTGTAAAAAGCATTTCGATGTTTTGGCTGTGATGGTTTTGGTAGAGAAGGAACAACGCGGCTGGGATGATCATGAGCCATGCGAAGAATTTCCTTCGGTTCGAAATAATACCCTCCCGTTCACCAACTCAAATTATGCGAAACGGCGGCATAGACCGCGCACAAGGTTACGGCGATAAAGCCGAGGATCAAGAGCACCTTTGTTGAGCTGCTCATTTTTGGGAATTGGTCATCACTTTGCAGGAAGCCTTCCATGCTCTGATTAACCACCTTCATCGTTTTGGGATCAAGATCAAGGTTAACGGCGAAGTTGGCTCTTTTGCCATCATCCAGCTTGAAACCGCCCCTGATCCTGGCTTCGCATTCTCCGGCGAAATTGGCGCAGCCAAGCTCTTCCATGCGCCGGCGGAAATCATGGCTTTCCTGGTATCCGAGAAAACCCACCTGCAGGCCGTTGATGAACACATTGACAATAGCATTCTGCGGATCGTTCGGGTCTTCGATAATGACCTGGGCGACCAGGTTGTCGACGTTGATCCCGCTAGATTGATTTTTGAAACCGGACACGCTGCGGATGTTCTGATCGAATTTTGATTCGCCTTGAACATCCAACGGGAACCAACGCTTACCGGTGGATGAAAGCCTGACAGATTGCATGAAAACCTCTCTAATAGAACCAAATGCCGATGGACAGGCCGGCGCCGACGCTGACCGGGATAGTCATGGGGATGGCCGGCAGGATGAGCAAAAAGGCGAACATGAACATGGCTGATATGATCACCAGGCGCAAGGGCGGCGGGATGTGATCCAAGGCGTATTTGAAATGGCTGACTTTGCGGCGGAAGTACAAAGCGGGGATGGTGCGGTGGAGTTGGTGTAATTCCTTACGTTTGAGAAGGCGAAGTTCGCGGCGAAGGTTTTCTTGCATTTTTCACCCCATATTTTTCACGACGTTCACGTATTAGTCGGGCGATTTGGAGTACCTCTTCTTGGTCTTCATAATCCAAAACATTGACCTGTTCCAAGATCTGATCCACTAGCTCGTTATTTTCCGACTTTTGCGGTAAAAAGCCGGCTGCCCTCAGAGCTGTTTCAGTTGGTATCTGGAATGCTCTGGCTATGGAATCGCAGAGATCTATGCCAACACCTTTCCCGCCTGTGAGGATCCCATTGATGGATGACCGGGTTGTATTCGCATGTCTGGCAAGGTCAGATTGATTCCAGCCTCGCTTATCCATCTCCGATTGAACCCAATCTTGAAATTTTGTTCTGTCCATAGGTGCATACATTTTGTCATACTTCCTGTAAGAATGGGCGTACAAATTGTAAGTTCCTAGTTGACAAATTATTAATTTGTGCTAAGATGTACGTAGTAGAGTACATAAGGTACGTGAGGTGATACATGGATGATGATCGAGCAGTAGGCATTACTTTTTCTCTCAAGCTCTCCGAAATAGATAAATTGGAAGTTTTGATCCGGCGGTCGGGTAAGAACCGCAGCGAGCTTCTTTCGTTATGGTTGAACAAGGAATTCGAAACCCTGGTTCTTACCCCGGTCGAGCTGACCAAGCAAGCGGAGGGATGATGAGACCCAAATTCTACGGTGACGTGAAGTTGTATATTGTCTGCGATCATCCGAGGATTGCCCGCGTGTTCGCAGACCGGAATGGTTTCCCCTTGACGGAATATAAACTCATTTCCAGTGCGAAAGATGTTGATGGGATAGGGGCTGGATTCTATATCTTCATTAACGGACATATTCCGTTTGGAATTTGGGAAATGCTGGTTGAATTGTATGATGATTACTTGATCCAGAAGATCGTCGTTGAATACGATTTCAAATTCCCGAGGTCCGCAGTCGTTGAACTGATCAATAAAGCGATCGTCTGGTTCCGTGATCTGTGGATGTACCTGAAGCAGATCGGCCGCTACAACCGCTACACCAAGTTGTTCAACCTCAAGAAGTAACCCATGACCGACCTGGTTGTTAATGATCCTATTTATCTGACAGGAAAGCCGAAGAACGAGAAAATCACGATCGTTGTCGGTGCTCCAGGAAGCGGGAAAACAACCTACGTGATGACACATCGGCAGATCGGAGATCTGGTTTGGGATTGGGACAAGATAACTTGTGCTTTGGGAATGCTTGAAGAATTCCAAAATCTTCTTCCTTTGGCTTATGCAGTCAATGAAGCAAAAAAAGCAATTTTCGCCTATATCCGGAAAGAAAATAAATTTAATCACATTTGGATCATTACAAGCAAGATCGATAAACAGCATCTCGAAGCAATGTGTAACAGCTTGAAAAATAGCAAAGTAGTGGTTATGCCAACGAACATGAACGAATGTATTCGGCGAGGAAAGAACGATCCGAATGGTCAGATGAAAGATGGAAGAAAACCAGAATTTATAAGTTCTTGGTTCGTGAATTTCAAAAATAACTTTCCAAAAATCGCCGCAGAGATTGAAAGAGTAAAGTAACCCATGACCGACCTGGTTGTGATCACCCCGCCGGCGCTGGTAGCCACCGACTCCAACCGAGTCTGGCAGCTTGGCTATGAAGCCTGGATGGCAACACTGAAGCCGAACACGGCCAGGGCGTACAAGGCGGCCTGGGTTGACCTTCTCAGCCGGTATCACATTTTTCCCTGGGATCTCAGCCGGGCGGATGTTGCCGAATGGGCTGAAGACATGGGCAAGGACGGGCTGAGCGCATCCACCCGCCGGCAGCGGCTGGCAGCCGTGAGCGCATTCTTCCGGTTCATGGCCGATGATTACGGCCAGGTGACCATCGACAACCCGGCATCCAGCCGAGCGATCAGACCGGACCGGGAAGACTATCACGGCGCCCGTTTTCTGGATGCGGCGGATGTGAAGAAGCTGCTGGCTTCGATCGACCGGTCCACGCTGTATGGCGCGCGTGACTATGCACTCATTCTCTTCTATATATTCACCGGACGGCGGAACAGCGAAGTTCGAAAACTGACCTGGGGTGATATTGAAACCCACGGCAGGAAGATCTTCTATACCTGGTCGGGGAAGGGCAAGAGCCGACGGGATGAAATACCTCATCCGGTTTGGGCTGCCCTGCAGGATTATACATTCAAGGCAGGATGGATGGCTCCGGACTCGAAGGCTTTTCTTTTTCCACCACTTTCTGATAGTTCTGCCAGGCTGCCCAATGTTTGCGCGCAAACATGGACGCGTGACCGGGCAATATCGGCCAGGGAAGTTGAAAGGATCCTGGCCAGGCTGATCAAGCACAGCGGGTTGAAATACTCGATAAGAGTACATGACCTGCGGCATACGGCTGCCATGCTGCGCCGGGCTGCCGGCGATGATGTGGAGCAGGTGAGTGACTTCTTGAACCATTCCAGCCTGGCCGTCACCCAGGTTTATCTTCACGGTTTGGAAGGGCGTGAAGATAAAAGCTGGCAGGCGGTGCAGGACCTTTTGGGGATCGGAGGTTGATGTGGATACATTCATTCTCATAATGATTTTCCTTCTTGCTGGTGTTTGTCTTGGATGGTCCGGCCGGGAGATCAGTGATCGAGCGGAGCGAACCACTACCAACAAGTTACCACGCAGGATGGCCAGGTAACGATGGAGCCGGTTTCCAGCTTTGTTTTAGCCGGGAATCAGCTTAGTCCTTGTGTAGAGTGCGTTTTATTGATCTTTATTGTCTTATTTGGACTGGCAGCTTTGAGTGGTGTGATCGACACCAACAACGATGCTGATCGGAGGGAATGATGGAACACGAAATCACTTACATCTTATTGATCTTCGTCTGTGAGATCCTCTTCGGCATCTTGTTGAATTGGGGCATTGGAGAAGCCAGGCGGTTGGGCTACCTGGAAGGGTTCACTTGGCTTGCCGTGGTGATCGCAGCGGCAGCCGTTTTGATCGGCTTGCTGTTGGTGGACTGGAAAGCTGCCGTAATCGTGCTTGGTTTATTCGTCTGTGTAGGTGTGCCGTTGATCGGTGGCGATATTTGGCGGTATATGCAGGCACGCAGAGCATCACAGAAAGAGATCATCGAAGAGGTGGAGCGTGAGTGATAAGCCGTTACCCTGGCCGCACGTGGCCAAGGAAGCCCGTGATGAAGCCGCCATAGAGGCGGTGGCAGCGATCAAAGTACTTGACCCGCTGCTGGGCGAAGCGCCGGTGAGCGAGACGGAACGGATCCGGCGGATAGCGAAGGCCATGCTGTATTTGAGCAGCATCACCCGCCGGCTGGAAAGTGTAGGAGCACCAACGAGACCATGAAATATGAGATCGAAGTCACCCGCAAGATCGTACCGGTCACCAGAGCGACTGCCCTGGCTTACTGGAACGCGTGGGAGTTGCTCTTAAAGGCGGGTGGGGTGATCCCGGAGACTGACCGGATCGATGCAGCTAAAGTTTTGGCGATGTACCCAGCGGAGAAGGCAGAGAAAGGCATGGTGACCAATGGCTGAACTAGAGATCGTTCATAACAAACGCAAGGCGCACTGTTCCGACTGCCACCGCTTGCTTCTTCCGGGTGAAGGCATCCAGCATGAGATGCCCTGGTTCCACGGTAATAACCCGATCTTTTATTTGTGTGAGCGCTGTGATGGGATTCGGAAAACAGAGGCGAAGGCTGGATCCATTGATACCACCGTGCGGCGTGAGACCGGTTTCGCCGGCGGATCATCGGTGGGGAAGAAGATGAGGTGACAAATAGCCTGCTTTGGCCGTGGTCGGTGGTGGTACTCCTCCATCAGCCAGGTAACGGCAGAGCGGGAGGAAATGGGAATGGCGGAGAAACCTCGGCGGGCATCCCTGAGCTGCGCCGGCCGGAGACAGTAACCGGCACTTTAAAACCTGAATAGGCAAACCCCGGCGAAACCCTTACCCGTTGGATATCCCTCCCCAATATCGCCGGTTTGCAAACGCTCCCCTCCCTACGAGAGAAAGCGGCGACGGGAGCCAACGACCCGAAAAGCATCGTTTTGCCGAGTAGCGATGATACGGCCTGGTCAGCCTGGCGGCTGGAATGAGACAAACAAGTCCGGATGACAGTGATCCGGCAAACCTTGGCCGGTGGCGATCACGCTCAAAGCCGGTCACCATTCTTTTACACAAAAAGAATTTGGGCACGAAGAACAGGAAGTCGTAGTGTTTGACCCGTGAGCGGGCATAACTCCCTGAAGCCGTAATCCCACTACACGGCCAAACCGGTGGAAAGCCGGAAAATCAAAGCAATACCTGGTCCGTGAACGGCCAGTCTTGCCGGGCGGTGGTGTAGCGGTCAGACAAAAGAAAAACCCCTTGTCTTATCGGAAACAGCTCCAAAGGCACCCTCCGAGCCACCGCTCAGAAATTTAGAAAAGGAAGACCCATGAACGAAGTAATGAATGCCTTTCGATATCTATCCACGGTTAGGACCCCCGGCGGGATCGGACTGGTGGAAGGTTACCAGACTGCATCCGGACAAAGTCCCAAGGTGCTGGTGAGCCATGACCTTTCCGCTCATGTCGCGAAAGGTGCATCACAACCAACCCCACGGGTATTGGTGGCTTATCCGGTCGAAGTTCTTGAGATCATGAGGTGAGAAATGACCAGCTATGTTCGTGTTTTTGATGGTCCAGATAACAAGGCATCGGCAAAGAACGCCATTGCCATTATCCACAGTGCGATCAAGCTGTTGCTGGCAGAGGCTGAAATTACCAACGAGCCAGCCGGCACTTTAGTGAAGGTTGAGTTCGATCTCAAGGATGAGAACTTGAGAAAAGTACTAGAAGGATTGGGGTTCAAGGATTCTGATGAAAAAGTCCTTCTATACCCATTCGATCAAAAGCAACCGGAAAAACCAGCAGATTCACCCGAGAAAAACAAAGAGACCGGCGATTACCGGGTGCCACCTGGCCGGTACCGCAAAGACGGCACAGATGTCGTTTATAACGCGGCCGGCCTGACTATCCGCTTGGGGCGCCAGGAATTTGGTCCGGGTATCCGCTTCTTCCGGGAAGGCGACGGCACCAAGTGGGTAACTGTGCTGATTGGAACCACATATCAGCTGACGCAGGTGGAAGAATAAGCCTACGAGAGGTGAAATGAATTACACCGATATCGTGAAATCCATGCCTTATGGTCTTGAGCGCTCACTGCTGCGGCGGTTGGCCAGTCAGCCCGGGCGCACGAACATGATCACGCGTGAGGATCTGCTCAGCGAGATCAAGAAAAACCCTGGGATGAGCGAAGTGGATGACCGCAAGATGCGCATGGCGATCCAGAACCTGCGGGCGGTGGGTGTGCGCATCTGCCACGATGAAACCCGGCTGCATGGCCGCATGGTCTATGGTTACTACCTGGCAGAGACAGAAGAAGAATATGCGACCTTCCGCTCCCGGTACTGCTCTTACGCGAAAACGATCTTCGACACAGTAAAGGCGATGGATGAGGGCAAGGTGGTTAACCGGAGCGGGGATATCACCCCGCCGGCTGAGATGGCGATCCAAGAGAGGTTGATATGAGTGTTTTATATTCTGAGGTCTCAGAAGAGGTCATCAACCTGGTAAAGGAAGTCATGGGACGGTTCCACCAGGAACTCGTTCCTTACCGGATCGCGGTGGTAGCCAGGTTCCCGGCTGCAGTCAGTTCGAATGGCAGACCCCTTTGGGGTAATGCCAGCAAAGTGCCGGAGCGGTACAAGACCCACATGCCCTATGACTTCCTGATCGAGATCGCGAAAGATATCTGGTGCAGCTTATCGCCGGAACAGAAAACCGCAGAGATCGATCACCTGCTGCAGCACTGCGGGGTGGATGAGGAACATAACCTTTATATCCGCAGCCACGATATTGATGAATTCAACGCAATTTTGAAGCGGCACGGGGCTTACTCGGAACAGAACTTCGAAGCCTCCCGGACTTTCAAAGCGATGCCGCTTTTCCCTCTTGATTTCACCGATTTCAACGGATCGGTGGACACCATCAAAGGTGATGGTATCGAGATCGTACTCAAAAAATTCAAATAGCCAACCGAATAAGAAGGAGTTTCCATGACCAAGATCAATTATTCGAATGTCAAGTCTATTCCCATCGATGCGATCAAGCCGAATCCCTTCCAGGTGCGCAAGATCGACCCGCTGGATGTGCGGGAACTGGCGGAGGATATCAAGGTTAACGGTCTGCTGCAACCGCCTCAGGCGCGGCGTGTCAAAGGTGTGGACGGCCAGCAGGTTACCTTTGAACTGGCTTACGGCCACCGGCGGCACATGGCTTACCGCATCCTTGCCACAGAAGATCCGGAGCATTTCGGCTTCATGCCGATCATCGAATCAAAGCTGAGCGATGAAGAAATGGCCATGATGGCCTGGTCCGAGAATGAAGTCCGCAAACAGCTTAACCCGATCGAACGGGCTGAGGCGGTGAAGCGCATGGTCGATCAATTCGAATGGACCCAGCAGGAAGTGGCGGACAAGCTGCACCTGGACCGCAGCACGGTGGCCAATCTGATCCGGATGCTGCGTATGCCGGCAGAGGTGCTGGATGGTGTGGCGAACGGGACACTGCCACAACGGGCGGCGATGGCGCTGCTGCCGTGGTACGAATTGACCCCGATCGAGATGGCGGTGGTGGAACAGAAAAACCCCGAAGCGGCCGAGTTCGTTTCACTGGCCAGGGGCGGTCAGATCCAGAGCGATGTGATCCGCAAGCGGATGGAAGAATATTTGGGGGAGAAAAAGGAAGAAGAAACCACCCCCTCCAGCCTCCCCCTAAAGGGGGAGGAAGAAAACGGGGAAGAAATTCCCATGACCATCGAAGAACGTACGGATGAAGGCGAAGATGGTGTGGCTGTCGGTGGGTTTGAGCCAGAAGAATCCGATACCCCGGAAGACCTGACCTTTCAACGGGAAAAAGCTGAAGAAGATGCTCCGGAATTGTTAGCAACTTCTGAAGAAGTGAAACCCGCAGCACCGGTTAACCGGGATGGTGTGAAACCGGCATCCGGAAATGTTCCGCCGCCAACGCCGGCACCGGCGCCAGAACCGCCGGCCAATACCACCCTGTTCACCATCACCTGGTACGAGAACGGGAGTGTGATCGCAGGATTGCGGGCGCCTGGGAAAGCACCGGTAACAAAGTTCCTGCCCGTTCTGACCGATGATTCGATCCCTGACCTTTTACGCACTCTGCGCGAGCAGATTGGAGGATGAAATGACTGAAAATACCGGGAACCCTGGGTTAATTTACGAGATCTCGATCGAAGGGCAAACCATTCCAATGCCGGCAGAGATCGCGATGGATGACAAGATGCTGAAAGATGCCCTGGCGCCATTCTGGCCGGGCGCTGCGAATTCGAAGATCATGCGCAGCGATGCGGTGAACGGCAAGGTCACGGTGACGGTGATCAAGCAGGCCGGCACGAAGGGAAATGACGGAGATCTGCATGTCTTTAGCGATGATGTCGAAAGTTTTGTAGCTCATGACCTTGAAGGCGCAAAGAAATTCCGTGATGAATTCTATATGTCTCCGGAAGATGCCCTGGAAAATGGAGAGTTACATCAGGTTCCAGATGACCAAGACCTCATCATATTTTTTGAAGATGTCGAAGATGTTAAGCATGAATATCTTCCCGAGAACCGCAAGGTGGATGGCAACCATGTCACGGCAAAAGCGGCGGATTGGGCAAAGGTGAATGGTATTGGCTTTTTGTGCGGTGAAGATTATTGATCATGGCTATCAATCCTGATCCTTTATCCGTCCTGCGTGAAACCGAAGAGAGCCAGAATCCGGTGATGGTGAGATATTGGCATGAATTCGGATCCGTCTCAAATAGTTCGTACAGCGCTGAAAACTATATAGAAAAGTGCGCTGATGTGGAGCGGATACTGGAAAAGGGCAGAGATCAGGAAGAAAAGATCAAATCAGCGTTCGCCGTTTTATCGAATGCCAATGCATTGCCAGCCGATATCATACCAGAAGGCATGTAATGGATATTCCTAATCCAATCGGATTTTCGACCGCTTTCCAAAGGTTGAAAGATTTAGCCAGGCATGTGTCTTTTACGGATGCAGAGTCGAACTTAAACAACCTGATGACGCTGGCTCAATCGATAAGGACGTTTCAAAAGCTGGATATTGTCCCGGAGATCCAGGAACCAAACGAACCCTTTGACCCATTCAAGTATGTTGAGAGCGGCTTCTATCAATTGATGAATGAGCTTCCCATTCAAGATAATGGATCCGATATCCAGGAAAGTCTTTTCGATTATGGATTCCCTCCGATCTGGCCTGAGGCATTTGGCAGCAATGCATGGTGCTGGGATACCTTTGCGGAGGCTTGTGAAAATCCCGATAGCTACACAGATGAAAGCGGCCTGCGGCTATTCCTGATCTGTATTGCCAATGATGAGCTGGATGGATATAGCCAGATGAGGGAATATTTCCGCTGGCCGTGGGACAGTATCCCAGGGACCATCGATGTGAATTTAGTCGATTGGGGAAAGGTACGCCGGCGGATGAAAGCCCATCACCTGGATGATTTTTTTGCTTCCATGCAGGTGATGTATGACCTCCCCCACAACATTTTCTTTAACTTCCAGTGTGATGAAGGATACATGGATGACCCGATTGAGCTGAATGTGGAAAACATCAACTTCTTACGGAAGGAATGGAAGCGAGCCAAACCACTGGTGGATGCCTGTGATATAGCAGGAAGAAAAGCGTTTGCTAATCCGTTGATCCTTGAGGAAGTTGTAAAGGTGGCCTTCAAATGGGACCCCTCAGAAGAAATAGAGCATGGTGATGAAGATGAAGAATAGAGAGATATTCTCATTGCCGTATGTGAAAGCCGCCGTGTTTTTCACGAACATGGGGCAGTACCTTTTTGCCGATAAACACGGCGATAAAGAAATCACGATCAAATGGCTGTCTCAGCCGGATGTTGCCAGGGCTTTTTCCGGTTATTCGCTGGACAGTGGATGGATCAAGCCCGGTGTGATCCGCACGGGGATCTCAGCAAGGGGAATGTGGGTGGTTTTTTCCAAACCGGCGTGCCGGCAGAAGGTCACCATAGATCTCAAGGGAGAAAAACGAACGGTAACCATCCCGATCCCGGATACCTTGATGATCGGTTATGGACCCATGTATTACCTTGTTGCGCTGGGGAGTAAGTTCACTGAGAGGTCAGTGGTATTCAAGGCGCCGTTCCCGAACATTTATCCGGACAACCATATCTGCTGGGGAAAAGACAACCGGGTCCCGAAGGCCAGCCAGGAAACGATCGATGAGGTATGGAGATCATTCTTCTCAACACCGTTCAATGCCGATCTATCAAATGGGAAAGCAAAATCGCATAAAGAAGATCTACTGGATTTTCTTTACAGCCTGGATGGTAAATCGGTTTTTCCAGTCAAAAATCTGGTTAAAGAGGATTCTTCGCTGGACCAAGTTATCGAAAGGATCATCCATGAGCACTGATGGTTTGCCCCTTGTGAATTATAAATTCGCCAAATCATGGTCTTTGGGAAAGGTTGATCCGGACTGCCTGTATGAGTACGTGGTGGGCGCCAATGGGATCTTCATCCAGGCGGAGCGGGAAGGGCTATCTGTGGTGATGCCCATGCTGACCTTCCGGAAAACGCGCCTGGCCGGCTTGGATGATGTTACTCCGAAGATCTGGCTGCCTAAACTGGTGCCGGCAGAAGCGCTGCTTGAAGTGATTACCGATGCCTGGCGGGTATTACCCTTCGAATATTTATCCTATTATCATTTTTCAAAAGAAGAAAACCAATGGCGCTTCATTGCACCTAACCAGATGAGCACACCTGGATCTGTTCATCCGGATGACAAGTTCGATCAATTCAGCCAAAACGCTCTGCTTGAGATCCACAGCCACGGGACAATGCCGGCATTCTTTTCCGAGACCGATGACAGAGAAGAGAACGGATTTCGGATCTATGCAGTTATCGGCAACCTGGACAGGCGGCCGGTGTCGATTAGTGTACGTGTGAGCGTATACGGGCACAGGGCGATGATCCCTTACCAATTTGTTTTTGAAACCAACCCGGAGGTGGAAGATGTTTCCCGGCATTGATCTGCGTTATGCCAAAGCGCGGCGGTTCCTGCTGCCAGCCTGGGGAATATGCGACCTGGTGCTGGCCGGCTGTGGTGGAACGGGGAGTTGGCTGGCTCCGGCGCTTGTGCGCATAGCCACGGTTTTAACCAAAAGTCCAACCATCAACGTGACCTTCGTGGATCCAGATATCGTGGAAGAGAAGAATGTGTACAGGCAGAACTTCTGCCGGGCGGAGATAGGAATGCCAAAGGCTCAGGCATTGGCGCTGCGGTATTCAGCCGCCTGGGGAAAAGAGATCGCTTACCGGGTAATGCGGATAGGGGAGGCACTCGAATCGGTTCGCAGCGGGATCATTATAGGCTGCGTGGATAAACCGGCAGCAAGGCGCGAGATTGCCAACTTCGTAAATCAGAGGAACTGGCTGAGTATCTACTGGCTGGACTGTGGAAATGAGAAGGATAACGGCCAGGTGCTTTTTGGGGGTGGTAAGAGAAACGACAATGAAAAAGAGATCCCGGGTTTATGCAGCCACCTGCCTATACCAAGCGAGTTGGCGCCGGATATCATCACAGACCGCAAAGGCAGCGATCCAGAGGTATCCTGCGCGGACATGATGCTGTTGGAAAGCCAGGGGATGGCGATCAATCAGCGCATGGCAGCTGAAGCGGCGGATTATCTGGTAAGGCTGCTGGTGACGCATGATCTGCGTAAATATGCCACCTACATCGACCTGGCCAGCGGCACAGCGCGGAGCGAGTACATCCCGGAGGGAGAATCTTCCGAGAAGAAGGGGAAGAAGAAATGAGCGAGCTAGAGTATTTTCAGAGCATGACGATCGAATTATGCGCCTGGCTAGGGATGGTTTTGATGACCATTTCCCTGGCAGTGGGTGCGGTCGCTGGTTATTACATTGCCATGAGCGGGCGGAAAGAGACCAAAGCCAAGAAAGGCGTGAAATAGATGAGCGGTGACACAAAGATCGAGTGGGCAACGAAGGTTTGGAACCCGGTGACCGGATGCACGAAGGTGAGCGAAGGCTGCCGGCACTGCTACGCAGAGCGCGTGGCGAAACGCTTTTGGGGTGAACGTTCGTTCAACGATGTACGCTGCCATGATAATCACCTTGACGCACCTATGCATTGGAAAACTCCGCAGCGGGTGTTCGTGAATTCAATGAGCGACCTGTTCCATCCGGATGTGCCGGACGGATTTATATTCGGTGCGTTTATGCGCATGGCGAAGTGTTCCCAGCACACGTTTATTATCCTGACGAAGCGACCTGAGCGGATGCATGAATGGATCATTGACCGATGGATGACCGATTATATTCAAAAAGAAGTTCATCCAGAATTAGTACTTGATAACGTGTGGGTAGGTGTCAGCGTGGAAAACCAGAAGGCGGCAGATGAGCGTATTCCGGTTTTACTAAAAACTCCTGCTGCCATTCGATTTGTCTCTGTAGAACCGATGTTAGGTATGGTTGATTTGGAAGCATATATCGGTGATCTCTTCGATGATTCTGAATGTGGTAAAGAAATGCCGGCCATTGATTGGGTGATCTGCGGCGGAGAATCTGGTCCGAACGCCAGACCGGTTTATCCGGAATGGGTGAGAGATCTACGAGATCAATGCATTCGCTCAAGAACTCCATTTTTCTTTAAACACTGGGGGGAATATGAATGTATCAAAAGCGGGGATTCTATCTGCCCGGTGAGGGTTGGCAAGAAACGCGCCGGCCGTTTGATCGATGGCAAAGAGTGGAATGAATATCCGGAGGCTGCCAAGTGATCCATCTTTCATCGAAGGAAACGCGGGCGCTGGGTCCAATTGCAACCTATATCCTGGTGTGGATGATCGGGGAGCATCTGGAAGGCCGGCAGCAGCACCAAGAGAAAGAGATCGCCATTGGCGCCAATGTATCCAGGAATAAGGTCAGCGATACGATGGCGGTGCTGGAAAGTTTCGGATATGTGTCCAGAGTAAACCGGTACGGTTGGGTGCTTTCGGAAGGGATGCGGCAGCTGCCACTCTATAAAATGCTGGCCGCTGATTATCCGGAAGAGGATGAGAGGATCGAAGCCAAGGCGGGTGTGCTTGACCTTCCGGCTGGACCTGCACCCAGCGGGAATCGCACCACGTGCGATTCCAACCCACCTAGTACTACTACTGTTAATCAAGATATTAATCAACCAGAGATTAAACCTCTAGTACTAGACGCGGATGCACACAAGAAACGCGTCGAAGATGCCTGCGATGAGTGCGGGATCGGCGAACCTGCCAGGTCTGAATTCGCACGTGACCGGTCGATCACGCCGGAGATGATCCGCTATCACTGCGAGGATGCGGAGAAAAGGGGCTTCGCAACCGGCTGGGCAGTTTGGCGGCTGCGCAGACACTGGCAAGTGCCAAAGTCTAAGGTGAAGAATGTTTGCGCACAAACACTACCAATCGAATTTCCCGAGGTGAGCGCGGCAGTCATACCGGATGAGGTCAGGCAGGCATGGGAGGCGGCCATCGAAGCGGCGGCTCCGTTGGTGGGGAAGGCGGTCTATCTCACGTACCTGAAAAGTGCGGAATTGGTGGAGTGGAGCGAAGGTACTTTTACGATCCGGACGGGAAACGCGTTCAGTGCAGATGTCATCCGCACCAGGTGCGGGGCTGCCATCGAAGCGGCGCTGGGCGCCAGGCTTGAAGTGGTGGTATAGAGAGGTGGTTATCATGCCTAAGGATAAGCGCTATTGGTACGGGAAGTGCGGTCATGTGCTGGGTGAGATCAAGGTGGTGGTGTACGGCGACAGGCAGGTGAAGGCTTTGGCGGTATATGAGCAGTCACTGGAAGTGCCACCGGTCGTGACGCCGGAGATCCGCTGCACTGCCGTGGGCAGCCTGGACGGGATCCGCTGTACCAAGTGCGGCCGTAGGCGTGACTGGATCATCGGCCAGGATGCGGTTGACTCTCTGCTTGAGCAGCGTCATCAGCCATTGCCGAGCGATGTATAATTGATTAAGAGGGCTGAATGGGAAAACTAACCTGGACCAAGTTATCTGAAGAAAAACCACAGATAGGTGAGTCAGTATTAGTATTGATTGCTCTTGAAGTCATTGGCCCAAAAGGGAAATCGATCGAAGTATGCCCTGTAAGGTGCAAGTATATTCAAATTGGTGATCAATTCAGTTGGGAAGACAAAGGATCCCTTATTCTTTTTACTACGCATGGAGATCAATACTGGGTCTCTGATCCGCCAATCCCTGAAGAGATACGGCTCGAAGTCCTGACTGATGTTCATGGAACGATGCCAGGTATTATCGAAATGAGAGACTGATCGAAAGGAGGTGATCCTATAAAGTTAGGAATATAATTGAATAGTGTTGCAGTCCTGGAATTTGTCCGGGACACCGGTCGGAAATGATGCACCCGGCGCCGTTATGGCGTCGGGTGTTTTTGTTTCCGGAAACTCTTGAATAGGAGATCGTATGAAGAAAACGTCTTTTCTCGGATTGATTGTGGTTGTCATGATCGCTTTGGCAGCCCTGTTGGTGACCACGCCGGTCATGGCGCAGAGCGGCATGTGGCCGCCCGGTCAGGTTGAGGTGCTTACATCCCAGCCTGTGCCGATCATGGCAGATAGCGACAGCGTTATTACCCAAGTGGCAGCCACTCTGCTGGTTATCTTTGCCCTCAGCTTTCTTGTAGAAACCTTGGTGGAGGCGCTGTTCGGCCGTCCGATCGATAAGATCGAAAAACTGAAACCGTACAAATCGCTCATCCTGACATATATCGCGGTTGGTTTTGGTATGCTCGGCGCTTTTATCTATAGCTTCGATCTACTCTACTTCCTGGGTACGTTGGTTGGCGCACCCATTATGACTACAACCTTTGGCGTTATTGTCACCGGTATTGCCATCGGCATGGGGTCCGCCTACTTGCACCAGTTTGTATCGAAGTACTTTCCCAAATCAGCAACGTCGACCAAGGATGCCTGAGAATGGCTCAGCGTGCGCCTCATCCGTGCGCTGAGCCTGGTTGTTCTGCATTGATCTATGGCTCAGGGAGTCGGTGTGAAGAGCACCGGCTCCCAAAGGCCAGGCAGAACGAGGCGCAGCGACCGACATCAAATGATCGTGGGTATGGTGCTGAGTGGCAGAAGATACGAGCATCATACCTGGCGCGCTATCCGTGGTGTGCCGATCCCTATGGCAGACATGAGGGGAGAAGGTACAAGGCAACGATGGTGGACCACATCCGCCCGAGGAAGTACGGAGGATCAGATGAGGATAGAAATCTTAATGGATTGTGCAGGTGGTGTCATGCTTATAAAACGCGACGAGATGGATCATTCGAGGGAGGGGGAGGCAAAACTTCAAAACCCTGAACGTAGACCGGCTCATTTGGTCACGAACACGCGCCCGCGAAATTCAGGGAGGGGGTAGCGAGCATGGTGCCTAGGGGAAGAAAGCCGAAGCCGACGGCCGTGAAGGAACTTGCCGGGAACCCCGGCAAGCGCGCGTTGAACAAACATGAGCCAGAACCGACCGCGGGGGATCTGCTATGCCCGGAAGGTGTTGAGGGAGAGGCTCGCCGCGAGTGGTACCGGGTTGTTGATGAACTCATAAAAATGGGGTGATAAAGCCAATCGATAAAGCAGTGCTGGTTGCATATTGCTCAGCTTATGCTCATTGGTGGAATGCTGAGAATCAGCTGAAAGGGATGGATGATGTGATAACAACCGCTCATGGGAACCAGATCCAGAACCCATACCTTTCGATAAGCAATCGATCGATGGAATTGATGGTGAAGTTCGCTGCGGAGCTGGGCATGACACCCAGCAGCCGGGCGCGGTTGGTGGCCGACAAACCCACCGAAGAAGACAAAATGGCAGGATTTTTATTCGGAAAAAATGTGAAGGTAGTAAAGTAGTGTGGCGACAGCGAAGACTAAGCAACTGCATCCAGCGGAACAATACGCCCGCGATGTGGTTTCCGGAAAGATCGTGGCCGGAAAGTTTGTGGTACTAGCTTGTAAGCGACACATTCACGATCTGCGACATGCAAAGGAACGGGGATATTACTTCGATCAAGAAGCCGGCCAGAATGTAATAGATTTCATCCAGTTATTGAAACACTCGAAGGGGAAGTGGGCAAGGACCAATCAGAATATTCTTTTAGAACCTTGGCAGCAATTTATCATTTGGGTAGTGTTTGGGTGGAAACGCTATTCAGATGGAATGAGAAGGTTCCGAACAGCTTATCTTGAAATTGCGAGGAAAAATGGGAAAAGTACAATTGCAGCAGGAATAGGTTTGTATTTAGCATTTGCAGATGGTGAGCCAGGGGCTGAGGTATATAGCGCCGCAACTAAAAGGGATCAAGCAAGGATCACGCATAAAGAAGCGATTCGAATGGTCAGGAAACAACCTGCGTTGAAGAAGTATATTCGAATAGTTAAAGATAATTTGAGCATCGAAGAAAATGCAGCAAAATACGAGCCGTTAGGAGCGGATGCTGATAGCACGGATGGTTTGAATGTTCACGGTATTATTGCTGATGAGCTGCATGCTTGGAAATCAAGGGATATGTGGGATGTGCTTGTGGAGGCGACCGCAGCTAGAGAACAGCCATTGACGTTGGCGATAACGACTGCAGGCAAGGATCGAAACGGAATTTGTTATGTCACCCATGAACAGACCAGGAAAATACTTGAAAACTGGAAAGAAAACCCAGAATATTATGATGATTGGTTTGGAATTATTTTTTGTGTTGATGATGGAGATGACTGGAGAGATGAAAAGGTTTGGGTAAAAGCTAACCCGAATCTTGGGGTGAGCAAGAATATGGATTATATGAGAAGCCAGGCGAATAAAGCGAAGGAAATGCCGACGGCTTTGAATAGTTTCCTTTGTAAGGATCTTGATGTTTGGGTCCACGGGGAAGTAAAGTGGATGAATATGGATGCTTGGCGTAAATGTGACGGTGATAGTAATTATTTCAGCATATTAGAGAATTATAAGGGAAGGACCGCGTTCGGAGGTTTGGATCTATCCAGCACAAATGATATAACCGCTCATATATTAGTTTTCCCGGAAGAGGATGGGAAATTTGCTGTCTTGCCAAGGTTTTGGATACCGGAAGACAATATGCTAATTCGAACGAGAGATGCCGGTGTTTTATATGAAACCTGGGCGAGAGAAGGATATATTATCCCAACGCCCGGAAACACTATAGACTATGATTGGATCTTCGATCGGATGGTGAAGGATGCCAACGATTATGACATTAAAATGGTCGGATTTGATCGTTGGGGAGCTTCTAGGGTTGTCAGCCAATTGCAGGAAAAGAACTTTACAATGGTTCAATTCGGTCAAGGTTTTTCTAGCATGAGCCCGCCAATGAAAGAACTTGAAAGATTGGTCGCAGCAAAAAAACTAATTCATGGAAATCATCCAGTATTATCTTGGATGGCTGATAATTTGGTCGCTAAGAAAGACGCGGCAGATAATATCAAACCAGATAAGGAAAGATCCAGAGAGAAAATTGATGGTATCGTGGCTTTGATCATGGCTCTCGACCTAGCAATGAGAAATCCTGATGCTGGCGAAAGTTACTATGAGCATCATAGATTGAAAACAGCGTAATTTAATTGGTTGTAAAATAAAATAAAAAGGGTATAATCATTCTTGTAGAATAAATTTTCTTGCAGTCCTGAGATCTGCTCGGGACACCGGTCGGAAATGATGCACCCGGCGCCGTAATGGCGTCGGGTTTTTTGTTTTCCGGAGGCAGGGTGAATTCAAAAAAGATAGATATTAATCAGCTTTTCTTTTATGCCGGATTGGCCATGCTTTTCATTGGCCTTGTTATTAAGTTCTCTTTAGGTACAGGCTTGATCGTTGTGGGTGGAATTATTGCCGGTGCATCGTACTTGATCGCCTGGAAGATGGCTCACCTGAATGTAACAAATGATAAACCAGCGGAGAAACAAGATGCTGCCTAAGCCAGGTCAATTCTCGAATGCCTCTGGAATGGTCGACAAAGAAGGACGCGCTCCGGTTCGGGAATTACGCGTTATTTCCAACAGTAATGAAATTATCACCCAAGAATCCGCATTGACTGTTGATGGTGTGATCGCCATCATCAGCCTGATCTCACAGGACAGCGCCGGCCTTCCCCTGGTAATGTATGGACGGCGCGGCCGCAACCGGTACCGGGCTTACACCCACCCCTACTATACATTGATGCATGACGCTCCCAACGATGAACAAACGTCCATGATCTTCAGGGAGCTGATCGGTGGGCATTTGATCGGTTGGGGTAATTTCTTTGGACAATTAATCCCGGATAACACCGGTGAAGTAAAGAGTGTTTGGCCTCTGCATCCCGGAAGGATGACAGTGGCGCGGGTAAATGGGGAAAAGCTGTATGAGTACCGCAGTCGCGATGGAAAGCCAAAGATCTTCAAGAAGGATGAAATTCTCCATATTCCCGGCTTTGGTTTCGATGGCTTGATCGGTTACAGCCGGATCGCTCTGGCCAGGAATGCGATCGGTGCGTCGATGGCAGCCGAAAAATTCGGCAGCAAGCTATTTGCCAACGACACCACTTTGGGCGTAGCTTATAAACACCCAAGGACATTGAGTGAAGGTGCTCACAAGAATCTGAAAGCGGATCTGGCTGAGAACCACACAGGTTCTGACAATGCGTTTAAACCAATCATCCTTGAGGATGGATTGGATGTAGCTAGAATAGGTATTAATTCCGAAGAAGCTCAATTTATTGAATCTCGAAAATTCTCCCTTGCAGAGATCAACCGAATATTGGGACCGCTGCCTCCGCACATGCTTGGGGATGTTGAGAAGAGCACCAGCTGGGGGACCGGGATCGACAGCCAGGAACAGGGATATGTCAACCATACCCTACGGGCTTACACGATCAGGATCGAGCAGGCGCTGTGGTTGTCTTTGCTGCTTCAGCGAGACCGGGATGCCGGTTATTATTTTGAGCATTTATTCGATGGCCTGCTGCGCGGCGATATCCAGACAAGATATGAAGCCTATGGAAAGGCGATCGAGCGGGGGATCTGGTCACCCAATGAGGTGCGTTCTAAAGAAAATGCGAACGGATACCCAGGGGGGGACACTCACTACAGAAATGCCGCGCTCACTCCGATCGAGGGCGGAAACGCGAGCGAGCCGGCGAATGCAACCCTGCGGCTCTGGAATGATGTGATCCAGCGGGTGGTAACGCGTGAAGTCAATGACGTTACCGGTGCAGCTCATCGCTTTTTGAAGAAAAACCAACCCGGATCATTCGCTGAATGGGCGGATGACTTCTATACCAAAGATCAACCAGCGTTTATTGAGAAGAATTTCACCCCATTACTTGAGACCATGAGCGAGATCTTCGGCGGGCATTATGCCGAGCCGGTGAAGACTTTTGTTGAGAGTTACCTGGCCACCCAAAGGGAAAGCCTTGAGAACCCGAATGTAGATGCCATCGAAGCGACAGCCGAACAATGGAGAGTGACCAACACAGCCAGGCTGCTGTTCGGTATCCAAAATTTGATCAAGGAAGTGAGTTATGAAACCTACCTCTATGAGTAAAAAGATCGATCCGGTACTTTTCTCTGTACCGGTCATCGAAAAACTTGATCTTCCCACACGGGCAGAACTATTTCCGCAGATCGAGAGCGGAGAGATCGACCACATCGATTTCACAGCCCGGACCTATGGAACAGGACGCAACCATAATCCGTACCTTTTCAAGGATTCGGATCTGCCAGCTTTTGCGAAATCCTTCGAGAAGAAGCCCTTCCTGCGGAATCATGACACCTATGACATCGACGCGCGGGATGGTTTGATCGTTTCTTCGATGAATGTTGGCGGCGCCTTCGAGCAGACCATCCGGTTAACCACACGGCGCGGCATGATCGATTTCCTTGAGGGAAGGATCGACCGGTTTTCCATTGGCTGGACCTATGACGATGCGATCTGCACGATCTGCAACAGCAGCTTCTTTTCCACATCATGCAATCATTGGCCAGGCCGGACCTACCAGACCGCGGACGGTCCGAAGGTGTGCCAGCTTCTTTTCGTAAATCCGAAAGGACGCGAGACTAGCGCTGTTAACGATCCAGCTGTGGAAGGCACTGAGATCATCGAGGCGAGCTTGGATGCTCATTATCTTGAGTTGAACAACCAGACCTTGGATGATCTTAAGAAAGAACTTGGAATTACCGCCGAAGAAAGTACCGGCGATGATGAACCGGCTGAAACTGCCGAGGATGCTGAAGAAGTAAGCAATTCACAAGAAGAACCGGAAGGGCAGGCGCCTGAAACGATTCAAGAAAATGTGGATGAGCCAGCATCTGAAGCAGCTATAGAAGATCCTGAATCCATGCTGGAGGCGCAGGCGCGCCGCCGGTCGTGGGAGCTGGATCGTGCCGAAAAAGATTTCTTTCCAGAAGGGAAATTAGACATTATGAACGTACGCGAAAAAATGGCCGAACGTGCCCAATTGATCAAGCGGGCGCGCGAGCTGGCCGATCTGGCTGATAAAGAAGGGCGGGCTTTCACCGATGAGGAACGCGCTGAATATGACACCATCATGGGCGCCGGTGAGACCCCAGGCAAGGTCGACACGCTTAAGAACGAGATCGAAGGTGAACTCGAAGCCCGCAACAAGCTGAATGAGGCTGAAAAGAGCCTGGCTGAGTTGGCCGCCGAACCGGAAAAACCGGATGGTGGAAAACCCGCCAATCAATTGTCACGCGCTGAGTTCAATAAACTAAGCGCTAAAGAAAAATCCGCCTTTAGCAAAGCCGGCGGCAAATTGATTGGTGAATAACCAATCTAAAAACTGAAAAGGAAGAAGGTTCTTTATTATGGGAAACACACTTACTGGATTAATTCCAGATGCCTATGTTGCTCTGGATGTCGTCAGCCGTGAATTGACCGGTTTTGTTCCTGCGGTCGCACGTGACCCGAAGGCCGATGGCATTGCTGTTGGCCAAACCCTGGAAATCCCGATCACTCCGGCGAACTCAGCTGGTGGAAATGTCACCCCCGCGATGTCACTTCCCTCAGCGTCCGATCAGACCATTACCCCGAAAACTCTGACCATCACGAAAAGCCGTTATTATCCCTTCTCTTGGAGCGGGGAAGAGCAGGCTGCCGTCGAAGGTGGTCCTGGTTTCCTGACCTTACAACAGGGTCAGATCGCTGAAGCCATCCGCAAGTTGATCAATGAGATGGAAGCGGACATCGCCGCAGCTGCGTATAAGGGTGCTTCACGCGCTTATGGCACCTCGGCTTCCACTCCCTTCGCTTCCGATCTCTCCGATCCTGCCAACCTGCGAAAGATCCTGGATGACAACGGCGCTCCCAAGATGGACCGCTCACTTGTCATCGACACCACTGCAGGGGCGAAGCTGCGCACCTTATCGAATGTGACCAAGGCGAATGAAGCCGGCGATAATGCAACCTTGCGCCAAGGCGTTCTGCTTGATCTGCATGGTTTTGCCATTCGCGAATCCGCCCAGGTCTCGCAGCTTTCAGCCGTAGGTACCGGGTCAGGATGGGTTTTCAACGGCACCCATGCCATTGGCGTGACCACTTTGACCGTGAAAAGCGGGTCCGGAACCATCTTGGCAGGCGACGTGCTGAGCTTCCAGAACGATACCAATAAGTACGTTGTGGCCACTGCTCTTTCGAGCACCACGGTCATCATCGCTGCCCCAGGGTTGAAGAAACAGCATACCGACAGCGAAACCATTACCGTCAATGCCGCCTTCACTCCGAACGTCGGTTTCAGCCGGAATGCGATCCTTCTGGCAACCCGTCTTCCCAAAGTGCCGGAAAAAGGCGATCTGGCCACCGACCGGGAAGTGATCACCGATCCCCGCACCGGAATTTCCTTTGAACTGGCCTATTATCCCGGATACCACATGGGCGTTTACCAAGTGGCTGCATCCTGGGGTGTGAGCGTGATCAAGCCTGAACACGCGGCCATCTTATTGGGGTAAGGCAATAACCTAGATCGGATTTTACCCTCCCCGTGAAAACGGGGAGGGAGATCGGAAGAAGCATGGCAAAAATCAAATTATTTAAAGATGGTGATTCGATCTACGTCGATGCGGATGCGGTTGCAGCTCACCAGTTGATGGGTTGGAAGACAGCGCCCGTGGCATTGTTTGAGGAAGGTGCCTTATTGATCGATGGTGAAGAAGTACAGGTGGCTGGAGACGCCATCAATGTATTGTCTCTGCCACCTTGCGATGATGTCGAGAACCTTGTGGTCCGGCATTACCAGGCAGCTCCGGCACTTCAGACAGCCACCTATGTGCATGCCGCTGCGAATTTGGGAGCGGCCGCGCAAGATGTAAGCACTGTGATCACCAACCCGGATGTACCGCGCAATGTTACGGTAAAAGGGAATGTATCAGGTATTTCCGGTAGCGTGATCATTACCGGTACAAATATCATCGATGAGGTGATCTCTGAAACCATTGCCCTTAATGGGGCAACCGAAGCACCTGGTTCCACTGCCTTTAAATCCGTAAGCAATATCCATCTTCCCGCTCAAACCCACACCCCAACAAAACAGGTTGAAACTGCCACAGTGGCCGGAACGATCACCTTATCAGGTAACGCGACAGTAATCGTGACAGCTGCGGGCATGTCGGGAACCCCAAAGACGATCAATGTGGCTGTGCTAGATGAGGATACAGCAGCTGAGGTTGCCGAGAAGATCCGCACGGCGCTGGGTGAAGATGCGGCAGTAAGTGCCCTGTTCACAGTCAGCGGCGCCGATGAGGCTGTGGTGCTGACAAAGAAAACCTATGCAGCCAATGATTCTAGCCTGAATATCAGCATCGATAACGGGACCTGCACCGGATTGACCACAGCCGCGACCAGCGCTAATACCACGGCCGGCGTCGGTTATGACACGGTGAGCGTAGGTGTGGGTACCAAGATCGGCATCCCTCACATTGTTGATTATGCATCCCTGATGATCCTTGCCTTATTTGGCGGATCAGCAGACACGGGCGGCAGCCTGGCCGTGGATGCAGATGAAGTTGAGAAGAATCTATATACTCCGGCCGGCACCCTGGACGGGACAACCCTGCTGGATCTGTATTACCTGGCATAAGAACCTACCCCCTCCATATATGGAGGGGAGAAGAACCTACCCCCATCCCCTCCCCTGACGCCCCTCAAGGGGGTGCACAGATCGCAGGAAGGGAGAAAGAAGAAAGAAATGACAAAGAAAAACCAAGAACCTACCCCTATCGAATCTGCCGACGCCCCACAAGGGGGTGCAAAGACCACAGAAGGGAATCAGACCTCAACTCCGGCAGTTGAGAAGAAACCGAAAACCGAAAAAGGCAATTGGGTTTCGATGGTCAAGGATGGTGTGATGATCCACGGTGTCCACCCGGATGCCGTGAAAGCACATGAAGCAATCGGTTATGTGCTTGTACCGGTCGAGAAATCGATCGAGCCGGCTGACCGTTCCGCGGACAATGGATAACCACCATGAATAAGGCGCAGATCTACTGCACGGTGAAGGATGTCATCGATGACCTCCAATTGAGCGGAACAGAGGCCAATCTTTTCAGGCATATCAAAGCCGCTTCTGAATTCATCGAAAAGAAGTTCGGGAACTTTATCCCGTTCGTGGAGACGCGCCTTTTCGAAAACAATGACCAACGTAAAGAGAAATTCGAGATCGATCCACTGCTCGAAGTCACCCTGGTGGTGATCGATGACAACACTGTGACCGACTGCGAATACCGACCTTTGAACCGTGAGTGGACTGATGGTCCGTACACTTTCCTTTACCGCGAATGCGGCCTGGGGGAAGATATCGAGATCACGGGAAAATGGGGAAAGAACAACTCTACAAAGAGTACCGGGTTGACGGTTACCAGTCAAACCAACAGTGAGCTGACGCTGGAAGTCTCAAATGGGAGCCTGATCAGCGCGGGGATGGTGCTGCTGATCGGAGACGAGCAAGAGCTGGTGGAAGATTCGGCGACGGCCTCTGATTCAGGTGCGGATGTTGAGGGTGCAATCGATATCTCTGACGAAGAGATCGATGTTGAAACTGGGCACGGCACCCTGGTGCATGTGGGTGAGACGATCTGCATCGACCTGGAAGATATGCTGATCGCGAAGATCTCAGCTAATAAACTGCAGGTAAAACGCGGGTGGAATGGAACCACGATAGCCACCCATGCTGATGATGCGGCGGTAATGGTGTACCGAAAATTTACCGTCCGGCGGGGCGTGAATGGGACCTCAGCCGCGGCGCACAGCAGTGCGGCAATCGATCAGTATGAAATCCCGGAGAGTGTCAATTACCTGTGCCGGCAGATCGCCGGATTGATGCGGGCAAAAGCTCAAACCGGCTGGTCCGGAAAAAGCGGCAATGCTGATACGGGAGAGACCTTCTACGTCAACGAGTTCCCGCGGCAGATCGAAGATATTCAGAAGAATTTTTCGGTGCGGCATGTCTGAATTCGTTGCTCAAAATGCCTTGATCGGTTTTAAGGAACAAATAGAGAAGTTCAAAGACTTCCCGAAGATCTTGCGCAAGCATCTGCGGCCGACAATGGTCGAAATCACCAACACAGCCAAGTCATTGGTTATTAGTGGCGCTCCTACCATAACGGGACGTTATAAGGGCTCAATAAAAAGTACAGTATCAGCTTCTAGGACCGTTGTGGGAAGCGTGACCGGACGGGTGAAATCCACTTATCATGGGCACCTGGTTGAAGAGGGGCGCAAGCCTGGAAAATGTCCTAAACCAGGTTCCGTATTGAACCTAATTACTTGGGGAGGAACCCCACAAGAAGAATGGCGCCAAGCATTTGCAATGGCAAGATGGATTGGAAGGCATGGAACACAAGGATGGCATTTATTCAAGAAAGCCTTCGATTCAGTAAAAGGTTCTGTTCCGGCGAAATTCGAAGCTGCCCTGGGAAGAATTTTAGCGGAGATGCAGAATGGCCGTTGAGAATTGGATCGATGACTTCACTAAAATGATCGGGAATATCACTGTGCAAAATAAACCAGTGAAAAGCTACTCTTTGTATTTAAAAAACGAGTATCCGAGTTCGATCAAAATATTCCCGAGTGCGTTGACCTTTATTGATGGAGTGAACTCGCAATTATCCGGAAGCGGACCCAGCGTTGAATTCTGGTCCGGCTTCACAGAATTTCATTTATTTGCGAACGTGGACCCTGGGAATTATCCCAATGTTTTACCCTGGTTCAAAGCGATCCGGAATGCCTTTGGGAGTCATGTAACCCTGGGCGGAAAGATCGCCTATTGTCTACTTGTCGATAACCCGCTTGGTATCGAGGGTCCGCTTGAGCTTACCTATGGATCAGAGGCTCCACACCTTGGCTTGGTAGCTCACTGGCGGATCAAAGAACACATAAGCGATGAATTTACTTTTGGAGGCTAATCATGAGTGGAATTGGAGAAGTAATTTTTCGTAAAGCTCAAGGCGGTATTCAGTCCGTTTTTGGAACCCCGGTAGCTGCTACATGGAAGTTCCCCAGCACGATCAAGATGCCGTCTGATCGGAATGTAAAATATCCGCAGGATGCCATCGGAAAACGCATCCGGGCGAACCGGTCGGTGATCCATCAATATATAACGGACGGCATGACGATCAACCTGGATGAACCGCGTTTCCAGGACCTGCCCTTCCTGTTCCTGATCGGTTTAAAGGGCGGGGTGACTGCCGTTGAGCAAACCACATATCAACACGATTATCTGTGGGCTTTTGACCCGGATCTGGAAGACGACAATGAACCGGACGGCATGACGCTGGAACTTGGAAATGATACACAGGTTTACCAGATCCCGGATGTAAGGGCAAAGAAGATCACCATTGCAGGCAAGATGGGCGCGGATGAGGCGGTCAAGATCAGCGTGGATACCTTCGGAGGAGCAATCACTCCTATCGCATCATTCACCGCTCTGAGCACTGTCAAGGGTGAGTCGATGAGTGCGAACTTGACCAGCTTCTTTATGGATACAACATGGGCAGGCCGCGGGGTTACCGCATTGGCCGACCTTATCCATGAATATTCCATCGAGATCATCACCGGCGTTTATCCACGGTTCGAAGCCGGCGGAGTGAAAACTCCGACATCCTATGGCGAAAGCTATATCGATGTGATGATGACGCTGACCATGCGTGGATCATCGGCTGCCGATGCGATCTGGGATGCCTACCGCACCCAAACCGAAAAAGCGATCCGAGCGCAAATTCTTGGACCCGCTATTGGGTCGGGAGAAAATCATACCCTCCAAGTGGATGTCTTCGGTTCTTTCGAGAAGGTTCTGCCGATGGACGGCGAACAAGACGGGGACGACCTGACCACAGCAATCTTCCACGGGACCGGCGATCGAGAAGCCACTGAGAATATGCTGGGCGTCACTGTCATCACCGATAGGGATTAACTATGAAGGACTTTGCCATCCCTCGAAAAATTGAACTGCTGAAGCTGTCCGAATATGCGGACGGCTTCGGCGATATCGTGTTCCATGTGTGGGTGAACCCTCCGCGGCGACTGTTGATCAACCATGACGATATGGTTTTCCGGGTCAAAGCACTGACCACCGCATTGATGAGCCTAAAGGGAGAGATCCATAAGCTGGAAGCCGATACAAAATCCAATCCTAGCAACAGCGAAGAAAACGCCAAGAAATTGGCTCAGATCGAGGCCAGGAAGCAAGAGACGATCGAGCGAATGGCCAGGGTAAATGAGGAAATGACGGCCTGGTTATCCGAGATATGGAGCCAGGGACCGGAAGAGACCAGAATGAGCGTGGAAGAAGTAAAAGCCTTTCTTGAAAAGACTTTGGAATCCGATCCTTCGTTCAATGCCTGGATCACCGCCAAGACGGCAAAAATGATCGCTGATCACACCGAAGCCGTAAAAAAAGGATTAGCCCCGCGCTCTTGACCCTTGCGGAGGGCGGGGCTGTTAAAGATGAGTATCTGACGGCGATACTCATGGCGCAGAAGATCAACAGCTTATTGGGCGGATATGTCATTTCCCCGTGGGATCTGGATAAGATCCCTGAAGACTGGATGGCAGCTTTCAATGGTCTTCTCACAAGGTTGCCACGGTATCAGAAGACTCAGAACGAAGTGAAAAGTTATCTGAAAAATTGGGAGAAATCCCACAAAGGATATAACAGACGATGAGTTCACAGTCACGGCTTGATATCATTTTCCGGACGCTTAAGCAAGGTTCCGGCGATAAGGAAACGATGAGTGCGCTGCAGGGTGTGAACTCTGCTTTTACAGCGTTGACGGGCGTTAGCTTAGCCGGGGCAGGTGCAATAACAGCTGTCTTTGGAATCATGCAGCGTTCAATTACAACAACTTTAAATTTAGCCAATGAAGTAAGAAACTTATCACGAATGACTGGACTGGCAGCCGAGGAAGCATCTGGTCTTTATCAAATAGCGGATGATGTCCAAATTTCTAACGAGACACTCACCAAGGCAATGAGATATGCAATCGATAATGGTTACAATCCATCGATCGAAAGCCTGGCTGCGATGTCCAATGAGTATCTTTCTCTGGAAAATGGGGCAGACCGGACCAGGTATGCCATTGAACATTTCGGTACAAAAGCAGGAACCGAAATGGCCAGGCTCTTGGAATTGGGGGGAACTGCAATACGAAATATGGCTGACAGCGCGGCGGCGGCCGGGCAGATCTTCACTGCAGAAGATCTCCAAAACACTAGAAATTTTGAATTAGCCCTGGATGATGTAGACGATGCTTTCCAAGGGATGAAAATCGCATTAACAAGGGAATTATTGCCTGGACTGATCCATTTTATTGAATATATAGAGCGCGGTGTAAGAGTTGTGAATTTATTAGCAATTAGCGGCGACCTTCTCAGCGAAGTCTATGAAGAGCACCAACAAGCTCTTCGTGCAACGAATATGGTATATGCGGATTATGTTAATGAGTCGATCCGAGCCGCTACAGAAGCCGGGATGGTTAATTCAACCTTGCAGGCTGGATTGAACCTTTGGACCAACTCAGCCAATGGCGCCCGATTGACTGCCGAACAACAGGTAGCCGTTAATGAGGCTTTACGAGAATTAGGCATATTGACATCGAATCAATGGGAATTTAAGGACGCAATCAAGGGAACCGGAATAGAGGCAGAGGCACTCGGAAATAAATTTGATGAAACGAACGATGTATTATCAAATACAGTCGAGCCGACACTTGATCTGGTCAATGCAAGCTTTAGAGACCTTACCAGTGAGATTCTATATAACCGCGCATCGGCCGGCCTTGATGGACAGGCGGCGCTTGAATTGGCACGGAGTATGGGACTCTTAAATGATGCAACCTATAATTCCCTCTATTATTTGCAGCAATTAAGACAGAATTACGATGCTAATGGAGATGGGGCGATTGATGCCACCGAGGCACAAGATGGTTATACATCCTCTGTGTTGGCAATGGATCGGGCAATCAAAGGGCTGACAGATAGACATATAACGATCACTGTCGACCAGATCACTAACTATATTAATCATTATTACACCGGGGGATATTCGACATCTGCAGATAATTACCATTGGAATAATGGTGCGAGTAGTGAGGCTGTAAATAATGCACTTGGGCAATCCACCCTTCAAAATAACCAACGGGTTGACCTTTACGGAACTTCTGAAGGACCGAATGCCCTGGGGGATAGTTTCATCGTGCCATCCGGTTATTCTGAAAGCCTTGGCACCCCTTACCTTGTATCTGCACAAAGCGGTGAACGAGTCAAGATCACACCTTCTTGGCAGAAGGATAATAGTGGAGAACCGATTGTAATTCAGGTATATCTTGACAGCCAATTGATCACACAAAAAATCGCCGACAGGGCACATCAGCAGGGGGTGGGGTAATGAGCCTGATCCCTGATGAACTGCTTCTAAAGATAACCGTAGGCGGAGTCGATATTACGACATCTGTTCCGGCTGAGAATGAACCGGGAACCGGTCTGCCTGGTTTGCAGATCATCGCCGAAGAAGGAAAAGCGATCGATACTGCCAGGTTTGGGATCCGGGATGCCGGCGGGTTTGGCATTGCCGAGATGGATGAGGTGATCATCAGCAACCCGGCGGGGACGGTGAAATACTTTGGCGGGGTCATCTCGAACCTGGAGGAGATCCCGGTTGGTCCGGAACTTCACCTTATCTGCAATTGCCAAGATTTCACGATGCTGCTTGAGAAGTCCACCATCGCCAAACGGTGGGAGGCGGAAACCAGCGACCTGGATGTGCTCGAAGATATCGCAGCCGAATCACAGCCTCCGCTGGATGAGTTTGATTTCACGAGCGATGTCATCCATGCGGGGAATGTGCCCAAGATGCTGGCCGGCCAGATCACGGTAAGAGCTGCACTGGATAAGCTGGCCACCATGACGGGAGCATCGTGGTACATCGATTATGACAAGCATCTTCATTGGTACGGCGAAGGTGAGGATATCGCGCCCTTCAATATCTCTGATGCACCGGATTACAGTACAACCTACCCGTGCCAGAACCTGCGGAGGGTGAAGGATGGAACGGCGATCGTGAACCGGGTGATCGTTGTGGGAGGGAATTACCTTTCCGATCCCATAACCCGGTATGCAGCCGGGACCGGCCAGGACGTGGGTATTATCCTGCCTTATTCCCTTCAGCCGGCATCCGGAGCTTCAGCGATTAGCGTATGGAGAAATGACGGTACGGTCGGCACTCCGGTATGGACCGCATTAACCGTGAAGATCGCCAACATCGATGAACTGGCCGGCGCCAATGAGGTGCTGTGGGATGAAAAAAACAAGGTGCTTGAGCTGCTCTCCGCCTGGCCGAATTTATCCAATGCAGTGAAGGTATACGGCAGAACAGAGGTCCCGCTGCGTGTTGAAGCCAGATCGGACGATAGTTATGCGGTATACGGCCGGTGGTATACGGTGACGATCAGAGATACTTCGATCATCGACCGGAACCAGGGCAGGCAGCGAGCTAACGCGGAGCTGCTTAAGTTGGCCTATGGAAAGACCACACTGCGGTGTTCGGTCGATCAACCCGGGTTGAAGGTCGGCCAGCAGGTCTATATCATGAATGACGTGTTGAATTTGGCTGACCCGTACATCATTTGGAGGGTCACGATCAACCTGATGGTGGGTGGGTATGGCGAATATGCCATCGAACTTGGGGATTACATCCCGGATCTTTATCACCTGCTTTGGGAGATGAAACAATCAGCAATCAAAGAGGATGAATGGTCCGAGGATGATGTACTCGACAGCCTGCTGACCTGGCAGGATACCCAGAACATCGACGGGGATAAGGTTGCCACAGGCTTGGAGCCGGTCCCTTCCACCGGACCATATAAGTGGGGCGCATTTAAATGGGGTTTCGGGAAATGGGGTTCAGCATGAAGTATATCGATACTTTGAAGGCAAATGAAAAAAAAGCCTTGCAGGGATTTTCAACCATGCGAGCATTCCAGCGCGGTCTTATCCCCAGGCTGATGGATCTGGGTTTTTCTCTTCCGGATGCGATCCGCGAGGCCGAAAAGGACAACCTTGTCATTTATTGCCAAAAGACACATAACCTGGTAGTGGATGGCGGAAAGGGATTAGCCTGTAAATTACTTACCGGGGTTGAGACAACCGGGATCACATTCCATGCAATAGGAACAGGGACCACAGCCCCAAGTAGATATCAAACAGCGCTTGTAACCGAATCAGCACGCAAATCGTTTGTGGTGAGAGGGCTGAATGGATCCACGGGGCTTGAAGCCAGCGTTTTTTATCTAGCAAGCGAGTGTACGTTCAACTTAAAAGAAGCCGGAGTATTTGGTGGAGCGAGCGCTTCAATCACTCCAGGAAGCGGGACCATGTTCGCCAGGTATCTGCAATCCTATGACAATTCGGGCGGGCTGGTCGATCTCACCTATACCTATTCGGCATATTGGAATGTGCCGTGGGCTGCTTAGGAGGATAAATGCCAATCGCAAATGATTCTGATGTTATCGCTGATGATCTGTTACTTGAACATGCCTCTGACGGCCAGCATGGTGATTCTTATACCAATAAATATGGAAGTCAGCTTGATGCCGGCGCGGTGGTGGTCATTGATCCAACAAATGATAGTGCTTTTACTGCCTGCACAAGATCGGGACAACCGAACTTACTCGGAGTGCTAACTGAAAATATCTCTAATAATGTTGCGGGTCATGTGAAAAGTAGGGGAAAATGTACAGTACTTGTGCAGGGGAACATACCCCGTGGAAATTGGTTGAGAGCTTCGGCAACTGCCGGACGAGCTGAAGACAGCGGAACAGCCCAACGACCGGCTTTTGGAGCGATTGGAATTGCCATGACAGCCTATGCCGGCGGGGGAGCCGGTTCTGTAACGGCGATGGTTGATATCGATCTTTACACCAGCACTGCCATATTACAGATCTTAGCGACTATCTCATCGGCAAGCGGGGCACCGTCTCTCACCTTTTCCCATACAACGGATTCGGGCACCGATCTACTGGTGGTTTTGGCAGTTGGAAAGAGATCAACAACAAACATCAAACCTTCATCGATCACTTTTAACGGAACATCGCTGACATTAGATTCAAATCAAGACGCTGCAGCTGGTTTTTATTCATCCACAACAATAGCGGAATTAAGAAGCCCAACCATCGGCACTAAGAACATTGTCATATCCGGATCGGCGGATATTTATAGGGCAGTGGCAATAAATCTTTGCGGATCTCTTGCAAGCCCATTCCGAACAGCTTCGGTAACAACGGTAAATCCAGGTACGAGCATCACAAGATCGCCAACCTCGGCGCTTCTCGACCTTGTTCTGCAAGTGGTTGCAATCGATTCGACCTCCTTATGGACCCCAGGTGTCGGAGAAACGATCCTAGCGCAGATTGCAACTGCAAGCCCACAACTTTTGGCGACGATTAAAGCCGGCGCAGCTGGAACAACAACAATGACAGAATCTGGTTCATCAGCTAGTGCACATATGGCCGCTTTGGCCGTTGCGGCAACTTAGGAGACCTTATGATATTAGGTATTGATGCAAGTACACACCAAGATGACAGTACCACGCCGCAGCGGATCGATTGGGAAAAAACAAAGAAGGCGGGCGCCAGATTTGCGATCATTCGGGCGTGTCAAAACCTGGATCCGGATGAAGATTTTGATTACAACTGGGGGGAAGCCAAGCGGGTGGGGATTCCGAGGGGAGCCTATCACTTTTTTGATTATCGCAACGGAAAAGCGCCGGCAGTGATGCAGGCAGAGTACTTCTGGTCTCTGATCGAGCAAGATCCGGGTGAGATCGCTCCGGCAATGGACTTCGAGAAACCGAATAAATACTGGCCCGACCTCCCAACCAGAGTCACATGCCTGGATATGATCCAGATCTTCCTGACCAAGATGGATATGCTGTCGAAACGGAAATCAATCTTCTATTCCAATGAAAACACGATCAGGTGGACATTGGCGCCCATACCTTCAATTATCACCAATCATCCGCTTTGGATCGCAGCCTGGCCGAAGGTGCATGTTGGCCAAACGGCTGAGGACGCAGCGAAGGGATTCGTCCCATTCACGGGGAACTGGCCGACCTACACCTTATGGCAATTCACCACGGTACTGGACGGTAAAAAGTTTGGCATGGAATCCGCCGGGCTGGACGGGGATTACTTCAATGGCGGTGAAGAGGCTTTCAAGATCTTCACCGGTGGAGGGATCAGCCAAACCCAGGGGGAAGAAAGCCTTACCCTGGAAGAGCGGGTAATTCGCTTAGAACAGGCTGCCGAGCTGGCCGGGTGGCAATTATAGGCAGGGAGGTTTGATGAGCGAGACTATTATTGTTGCTTTGATCGGTGTTGGAACTGTGATCTTGTCCGGTACGGTTTCCGCATGGATATCTGCCAGGTCAGGAAAAAGGAAGGTTGATGCAGACGCGGCTCAGGCTGTTTCTGAGGCGGCTGCCAGTGTCGTAAAAAATCTGATTGGGCCATTGAATGCACGGATCGATCAGCTTGAAAAAGAATTGAATGAATATAAATCCGGCGTTGAAAAGCTGATCAAGCAGATTCGAGACCTTGGGCATAAACCTTCATGGACGCCTGTGATGGGGGATCGAAGAGTAGAAAAATAAGTTTTTAGGTAAATTATAGTTAAGTTATGGCAGAAGTGAAAGTTGCCTACTGTTAGGGGTTGGTCTAATTATTGGTAATTGATATTTACCAGCGATAGGATTATGTAAATTCAATAGACCATTGTTGTTTGCGATGCCGTCAAAAGTATAAAAACTGTTGCAATTCGTGTAGATTGCAGTTGCGAGGTGCAAGCAATCTGGAGTCTTAAGGTTTTGAGAATATTCTTTAATGTGATAGTTTCTAATTTCATGGGAAATTTCGGCGATTCTTTTTGTTACATCGATTAAGCGAAAATTCTTTCTGGAAAATAATGATTTAAAAAGCTTGTAATTTTCATCCTCAATTTTACATTCAAGTACCTCTGTGATTGTAATGGTGGATGTAACAAGGTCTATTTGACCCATGTCAAATTGAGTTACAAGCTCACGAATTCCAACTTGATCAGAAACATCTCGCTGCTCATTAGTTAGGTAAGCAATGAATATGCAACTATCCCAATATATTATCTGATTACCAGTCATTCCTTATCCCCCTAATAATATTCTCAGATAAATCAGCTCTATCCAGAGATGAGGCAATTCCCTTCAATGAAGATAATAATGGCAATTCGTCAGAACTAGGATGAACTTCGATATCAAAAACTTGCATTTCGTAAGGTATTTCACTAATATTTGGTTTTAGTTTCTTTTCCCCAAACACAGTTACATACCTCCCGACACCAGCAATTGCTTTTCCCCTCAATTGCGATGGGAAGATGCATTTTAGCTTAGGCATATGAGATGTGGGGTATATATAGAATGTGTTTTGATTGTGAATATTTATTGCATCTAGCATACCAGTAAACGAACCGTATTCATATTCATCATTCCCCATAATAGCCTCAATGTCTTTTGAAAAATCTAAAAGCTGATTGGTATTCTCACCATTACGTGAAATAGATAAATCTTTTACCTTTTGTTTGTCTTTCAAAACAGTTAGGTCTTTAAAGGCATTGAACGTATCATGCGTAAAACCCATTGGATATTGACCGTTATGGATTTCATCAATACTCGAGAAAAATTTATCAATTAGTATACCTACCTTAGCCTCGTGTTCAACCAAAATAGGCACTGCTTCAATTACGATTAATGACGGGCTGTTCTTACTTAATTCCGTGATTTTGAAGAAAGCTATTGGATTTTCTGCAACTAGATTTTGAATCTCTGCGAGAGCTTTTTTTAGATAATCTAGTTGTAAAACAAAATCATTAAGCCGAATATCTCCATCATCCTCGTCTAATCCAGTTAATCGTAAAGTTATTCTTTTCCCACTGTTAGTATTCATGGTTGCCATATATTAACCATTATAGGAGATAAATGATTTTAAAAACACATCTATCGTATTGTAGCACAATAAATAGATAAACATCCCTATTTAAAGCACACCGCCCCACACAGGGTTGGGGCGGGGCTGACAGACGGACAATGAACAGCAATCTAATTCTGTCTAGCTAATGCAGATCTTGCGGACTTCCTAAAGTTACTATACCACAAATACCACTAAAATTCAATAAATTACTATAGAAAGACTAAGGTGGACTCGGCGGGATTCGAACCCGCATTAGCAGAATAGGAAGTCCGCTTAGACCCATGTCCGAGCCCACATTGATATTATAACGTGATTAATTGATAATGACATCCCTTTTAGAAATTATGTTTTCACACTTTGTATTAGGGAAATGAGCCGATCGATCTTATCAGTTGTAAGCGCATTGTTCCCCGAACATAAATGTCTAATGATTTTCTTGATGTCTTTATTGGTCAAGCGGGCATAGACCTGATCCGTGACAGTGACCGAGGTGTGCTCACGTTTTGGCTAATAACCTTTAATTCCGCCATATTGTGAGCTAGTATAATCGCTTACACTACATGACCATACCGGAGTTTGTAAGGGGAAAGATATAGAAATCCAGCCATTAGTGGGAGGTTAGCCGATCAGTGGTGATATTGTTCCGGATTCCTTCGTACCTTATAAGTAAACGTTTTATATAATCTATGGATATACGGTGTGTCTCCTTGGGGGCACAAGCTTCATAGGCAAAAATATGCGAGACGACGGATCAAGAGATCCGTCTTTTTCGTTAACTAGCAACCCTTTCATACCATCGAGGTACGCGAGGCTATAACAGGAGTTCGAGTCTTCTTTTGACTCCTGCGGGGGTACATAATCCGAGGGCAGCTAATAATCACCTGTCAAGTGAAA